GCACTTACACATCTAAGTAGAACTTCGTTTTTGTTAAACCCAGTTTTTGTCAATATAGCAAAATTAACAGCTATATTAATAACATAAGCGTCTTTTATATTAATAGCATCAGTAACTAATCTAAATTGAGATAAATAAGTTTTTAAATTTTCTTTACTTGTTTGATTCATTTTTGTTAATTTTTTTGTTGAATCAAATCCAAGTGTATACATATTCATAGCTAATGGATTTAAAAACCTACCAGCTTGAAATGACCTTAGTGTTCTACCAGCGTCAACATCAGCTGTGGTAACTTTTCTCTCCAAGTCTATTGAATCAGCATCTCTATTTAACTGGTCATCTTGTACTAAGTGAACTTTAGCTATATTACCATATTTTGCAGGAAGTGCATATGCTCTAACAATATAATCTTCCTTAGTTACAGCTCGTTGTTGAGCTTGATAATACGCTAATGCACTTTCACGAACTTCTCGAACTGTTTGACCAGATGAACCACCAGTAGCTGGGTTAACATTTGCAAAAGCTACAGAATTTTTAGATTCTTGAACTGAGGCAGCGTTAAGTAAGGTATCTTGTATTTGATAACTGATACTAGATATATTAGTTACATCACCAGAATTTACATTATCATCTATACCACCACCATATGAATATTTAATTGTAAGAGTTGTGTTTGATGGAGCTAAACCAAAAGCTTTTGTTTTTAAAAAATTACTTGGGTCGAACGCTGTGTTTAATTTAGATGGACTACCTGGTAAATTAGAACCAACCATATCTGGGTTAGGAATTATTTCCTCATCTGGGTTATCTGATATTCCAGCTCCAAATCTGATAGTTGTTTGGTCATTCTCATCAATAAATAATGTAAATCTACGAGATACTTTTTTTAATTTTAATATGTATGGAACGGTTTCTCTATCTTCAACTAAATCTGGTGAGTTCAATGTATTAGCTTCCATATCTTCAAAAACTGTATCTCTAGCTAAAGAATCTACTTCATACCAAGTATTATTATCACTATCTATGCACGAGATTACTTCAATCACATCAGGATTAGCTAGTTTAATTTGTGAATATTTAGTAGCTGTTCCAAAACTAAATGTTTCTGTTACTATAGTACCACTTTCAGCTTTTACTTTTTTCTTTATTAAAAATTTAGTTACGACTCCACTTTCACTTTCTAATATAGTTATTTCACGTGGGTCAAATGAACTTGAAAACTTAAAGTTTACATCTTCTAACGTTCTAAATGTTGTACCAGTACTTCCAGCTGTTATTTGAGCTCCAGCTTCAACATTAAGTGCATATCTAAGGTCTGGTTTTTGATTTAAAGCTGGTATTGATTGAAATACATCTAATGCTACTGAAGATGGTGCAGTAGTTTTTGGTTTATAACCAAATGATTGAGCTATAGTGTAAATATTTCTTTTTTCTTCAGCGTAAGCTAGAAGTGATTCTCTAAAAGATGAATCTATATAATATGAAAGTACATCACCGACATATGCCGCCATTTCAATAAACATCATACCTGGTGAAGCTTCATTGAAATCGTTGTGTGTATCTGGAAAATATACTTTAGCAAATTCAATTAGATTATCTCTAAAATCACTAAAATCTTTGTTAATATAATTAACTGATTTTACCATATTCTTTTTTACTGATGTACGTGGCATCTAATTACTCCTAATATGCAGTAGACGTAAACGAAGCGTCTACTGTTATTGATTCTAAAGTATCTGGATTTAAGGTAGTCGAATACTTTACTTGTACAAAAATTTTATTATCATCACCCTCTTCATTAAGAGTATTAACCTCTTGTACAATAATATACGGTAACCAAGTTGAAACACTTCTTCTAACTTCCTCTTCTATCCTAGTTGGTAATTCATCATCTATCTGTTCAAAACAAAGTGCTCGTATTCTACTACCAAATTCAGGTTGTCCAACTCTTTCACCAGGATAAGTTAGAAATAAATTTCTTAAATTATGTTGAGCTTGTTCTAATGAAGTCTTTGTTAATTTAAAGTTATTATTGTTATCTCTTCGCATTGGAAAAGATAAACCAATATAGGTATCAGGGTTTAAATCTTTTTCTAAAGCTGACATTTATTATTTACCTTTCTTTTTATCCATAGCTTTCATTAAACTAGAATAGTCTCTTGTTAACGCGTTTGTTAAAGATTCTGGTAATTGTTCTGATGTAACACCCATTTTTTGCATAGTATCTACAGCTACCATATCCCGCTTAACCTCTTCTGGTTTACTATATCCTAATAATTCAGTCATACTATTTGTATCAAAAGTTTTACCACCTAATGTTGGATATTCTTCAGTAGGTTGTTTTTTTGAAAGTGCTACAGTTTCATTTAAAATTTTATTTAAAGCTTCGTTTTTTGTATAATTTGTGTGTGGTACTGTACTCGATTGTTTAATTTCAGATACCATATTTAGTAATTTAGGGGAAGTTTCTTCCTTTATAAATATCTTTTTAACTTCTTTTTGTACCTCTCTACGAACTACTTCTCGTATTATTTTTACAAGGTCTTTTTTGGTCATAATAACTCCTATTGTTTTATGATGCTAGTATTTCTTTATTTAAAAATTTTTGTTTTGTTACTGTTTCTACTACATTTTTTATTTTTGGAAGTAAACTAACAGCTTTTACAGCAGCGATTTTAGCGTCAGGAATTGCAAGTAATGATTGTATATCACCCAAAAGAGTGGTAATGTCAGCTTGAAATTTAAGTAAGACATCTCCTCTAACTGTTGGTTTCATCGGTAACTTTGGATTTCCCATTTTAATTGTATCACCTGACTCTGAATTAATGTTTATAGTCTTCCCACTAATAAATATATTGTCAGATTTTATTATGATATTTTTCCCCTCAATCTTCTTTCCTGCAAAGGATTTTCCACGTAATCCATCTGAAGTTAAGTAAATTGAACTATCGTCTGTATCAAGGTTTTCAGTAGTCAAATCACCCTCACCCGTATCTATATTTGTTCGTATCTTTATCGAGGGTACATTATGGTGACCATCAAGATGTATTGACTGGCCAAACCTGCCTTCATACAAGACACAACCTTCACCTATCTCAAGTTGTTTAACATTTTTTCTTTCAAATTTTTCACCATATTTAGTATTCTTTACATAACCACCACTAACACCAGGTATAGAATTTTCATTAACAGAACCTTTACGGTTTATAATACTTGTATAAAAATGTTGTCCATTCAACTCTATAACATCCACTTGTTCACCGATAACAGGAACCGCTACTATATTAGGGTTTTTGGGTTTAACCACATCACCTTTTATTGGTTGATTTGGATTATTTATAAAAGTTCCTTTAACACTAGCACGATTTCCAGGTTTGTTTAATATTACTTCTGTAACCTCAAACGCTTCAGTTTCGTGATAATCATATTGTGAATCTCTTATTCGTTTATTTACAAAAGAACTCATTTCAGTTGCTTTGACAAATCCCCGACTTAATGGTATAGATGTAGCAACATTTGTAAATTTTTTCTCTTTCCAAGCCATTTAATTTACCTTTACTGATTCTATTTTATTGTGAATATTGTCTGATTCTTGTTGTAAGTCTTTTATAGTATCTTCCATACCAGAAAGTAGTTGTGTTTTTTCTTCGTCTGATAATCCATATTCATCTTCCGAACCAACTTTACCTTCCGCTGAAATAAGTCTTTGCACGATACCAGCCATCTTAACGAGTTGGTCATCGTTCTTTACGTTTATTTCTAAATACTCTTTAATCATAGGTACTATCTGAACTGCAGTATCACCATCCTTGATGAACTGCACAAGTTCTCTTGTTAGCACTTCTAATTGTTTGCGATTAAATGTTGTATTGTCGTAAATGTCTTTAAATAATGATGATAGTGATTTACCATCAAAGATTTCATAATCTATAGCCATAATTCACCTAAATGTTTTTACCTAATAATAAATATAGTATAACTGAAAAACTCTCGTATATAAATATATATTGAAGTTTATTATTTCTTAACAATATAGTTATTATTGAGGGTTACTCGGTTCTTGAATTTACTGAGTAATCCTTTTTTTTCTAACAAACGGGAGAAAACCAAATGAAGGAAATCGTAACAACATTCAGAGGATGGATTGATGACTTAGGTCATTTAATGTTATCCTTTGTAGCCATCGGAGCTGTGTCTGAAGTAATATTCGGAACTGGCATCTTTGGTGTTAATGTTATAGGTAACCTCACATCCATCATTAATGGGTTCGGCGAGTCGGGTTTCGCTGGGCTTGTCGCCTTGTTGGTGCTGGTGGGTTTATTTCGAAAGTAGGACGAAATAGCTCTACATTCCTACAATCAATGTAGGGCAACAAAAAAGGGAAGTGAAAACTTCCCTTTTTTTGTTTATATAAGAGCCAGAGATAGGATTCGAACCTACGACATTCTCATTACAAGTGAGATGCTCTACCAACTGAGCTACTCTGGCACCCTGACTACATTCAGGTTGTAACTTTTGTAACCGATAGGAGAATCGAACTCCTGTTGCCAGGATGAAAACCTGGAGTCCTAACCACTAGACGAATCGGTCATTGTGGAGCTGACTGGGTTCGAACCAGCGACCTACGCAGTGCAAGTGCGTTGCTCTCCCAACTGAGCTACAGCCCCATATTAGCGGTGATGGATGGGAATCGAACCCACCTCTATATCAATATATAGACAACGGTGTTGAAGACCGTGAGGAGCACCAGCTACCTTGACATCACCATAGTTTTAATATGTAGGTGATAAGATTCTTTTAAAACCTTTTCTTACTTTATTAAAGAAGTGGTCTTCTATACCACGCCAATTTCCAACCTTGTTTTTCTTAGTTGTAGTTTTTTTACTTGTAGCTTTTCTTTTTACCATTTTATTTTCCTTTAAAATATACTTCCTGTATTTGATGTATCTATTTTACCATCAGCAGTAAATTCTGCAAACATATTAGCATAATATTTTTTCATCTGATTTATTACCCTTGTAATATGTTGAGTATTAGAACCAGTCATTTCACGAATCATAATATATAAAGCTTTCTTATTAAAGTTTTCTATATTCTTTCGTTTTCTAAAAAGTTCTAATACTGAATCTGCTACCAATATATCCTTTTGTCTACGGAATATATTAGTTAAATTGTTATCCCAATAGTCTAACATTTGAGTTACAAATTCTGAATTAAATTCATCAACTGTATCGGATACAGTTTCAGAATAGACATTTCTTTTAAAGTCTAAACGACTAATGTCATCATGTATCTTCATTTTTTTATAATTATTATTATTATTTAAAATCAGATAGTTTTTACCAACTACAGAAAAGTAAGAAAACGCTCTACCCTTTTCAGCTTGATATTTAGGCATCTGCATCACTAAAAATGAAACAACTTCAGCTTTTACTTCTGCAAACGGATAGTCAAAGTAATAAAATTTAAATGTATGAATTAAGTTTTCTGCCATTTTTTCAAATGCGGCGTGAACGTGTTCTTGATAAATTCTATTCTTAATAACTGGGTTTGATGATTTATTATACCTAATAATAGCGTCTTGAACTGGTGTTCCAAAATACATTTTAGTTTTTTTACGTCTTTTTTTCTTTACAACTTTAACTGGTTTTTTAAAAACGTTCTTAACTTGTATTTTACTTGGCATTAACTTCTTCTCCTATTAGTGTTTCTAATTGATTTACTATTTCTTTTATTTGTTTAAATGTTTCTCCGACTTCATCATCTGATTCAAAAGCACCTGAAACGTCTATTTGTTTTAATTCATTTTGAATTGTTTGAATTTTTTGAGTAAAGTCTTCTACCCATGTTTCTAATAACTCAGTTTTTCTAAATAAGTTCCATATAATGTAACTTTCGGCTATAACAACTGTTCCTAATATTATTTCTAAAATCATTATTTATCTCCAAACAATTCGTTAAATAAATCTTTTGATTTTTCAGAAAGTTCTTCAGAAGTTTCCTTCATAGTAATAGCTTTTTTAATGTTCTCTACATTACCTTGTACTTTAATTTCTTTTTCTTCTTCACCACGTTTCCACTCATCCCCTTCTATATGAGTAGCCATCATATCAGCTTGATGAAGAATATAAGCTATATTAGATTTAAGAGAAAAATCTTTATTGTATGACATATAATAAGATTTATTACCCTCTTCATATAAACC